TCACGTTCCAACTGCTGGAAGCGTCATATTCGGTACTAGACCAATACCAGTCATTTGTAAATATATTTTGATTACCAAACATAGAAGTTATGAGCTCATTGATTTCGGTTTTATACTTGGCCATAAGCATAAGTTCACCCAGTGCGGGCAGGTTCCACACGGTTGTATCTTCAATTCCGTCAGATTCAAGCGTACAGGCTTTATAGGCTCTGGCAGCTTCGGCGGCAGGGGCGCCGACAGTTCCCTGGGTGTCCTTGACGCCTGCAAGGGTTTCTATTATAACATCGGTATTTTCCTTGCCGTCGAAGGTATCATAGAGTCCTTGGTTACCACTACCGTAGTTTTTCAGGCCGCGTAGGTCGGTTCCGTAGCCACCCCATTTGAACGTTTTGTTGCCGCCTGCGTCAACGCAGTCACTTTTGGCGATAATGAACTGGTGGCATTCGGCACGAAGTCGGATGCCGATACGGATATACTTGGAGCGGTTATTCGCGCTCATGGAGTTCCATTCGGAAGCCGTGAAAAAGACTTGTTCACCGTCTTCAATTCGGAGAGTAGCCAAAGAAAGGTCAAGAAGCGTACCTGACCATTGCATATATTTGGCGATGTCGCTTGCGGGGGTGTTTTCATTTACAGTTGTAAAACCTATTGACTTTAAAGTTTCTATTTGGTCTTGTTTATTCAGGCGCAGAAGCATGGCGCTGGCGATATTTTTATCCATTTTATTGTATAATATTAAGTTAATACTATTCGGAAGCAACAGCTCTCACATGAAGAAGGGCTGAATTTTTGTTTTGATTCGTAATACGCCCGGTATTCAGTTCGAACGCCCAGGCGGAGTTAGTATCCCAAATTGTTGATGACCAGTAGTATTTATCAGTCATCAGCATACTGTCACTACTCCAAAAGGTACGCATCATCTCATTGATTTTATCGCGGTAGCGGTACATCAGAAGCATTTGGCCGGATGAAGGAAGGAACCAGTTGGATTCATCCTCGATACCGTCACTTTCCAAAGTGTAGGCACGGTATGCACGGGCGGCTTCGGCAGCCGGCGCACCGATTACACCGCTATTGTTTTGGTCTTTCAGGCCGGTGATAATCAGGTCGGTATCTTCCTCACCCGTGAAGCAGCCGTACATGGCACCCAGTCCTTTTTGGTTCAGGCCGTCTATGGCTTTACCCTGACCGCCCCAATAGAAGGTAGTAGTCATATCGGCATTATAGCACTCCTGGGCGGCGATTACGAAGGAGTGTCCATGGGCACGGATACGAAGCCCGCGTTTGATATACAGTTGCTTATTAGCGAGCGTAAGGGAGTTCCATTCGGCAGCAGTAAAGTATGCCTTGGAGTTATCCGAAATACGATTACAGGCAAGATGCAGATCAAGCAGACCGGCGGCCCACTTGATACGTTGTCCAAATTCAGATGTGCGGGAATTCTCGGTGACATCCGAGAAGCCCACGGCGTTCAGTGCTGCCACTTGTGCCTGTTTATTCAAGCGAAGCAGCGTTGCGCTTTGTTCATTCGTCATAGTTACTTGTTGATTAAATCATTAATATCCATATTGTCTTCAGCGAAGCGTTCGAGATATTCTTCGTAGGTTTCGCCGTTATAATATTCAAGGACTTCATTGATGTTGTCCAGCGTTACGTTATCGTAGTACGGTTCTCCGCCATAAGACTCATTATTGAACCAGTTGATCAGGTCGATGTAGGCATCTATGACGGTAAGGATGACAAGGCCGTCGATACCGGATTCAAGGGATTCGATTTCATCCGTTTCACGGATAACTGTCAGTTCATACGTGCCGTTGACTACCGGTTTATCCTGTCTGTTGCCGTCCTCATCCATTCCGGCAACTCCATATTCGAGAATGGCAAGAAGCTCGGAGCCGTCAGCCTTCAGTGTCATGTTCGAGATACGGAGCATGGAAAGTTTACGGGATGCCGTTTGTGAAGCGAGGACGTCACGGAGCATCTGAATGGCGTCAAGTTTAGGCGACGTTTCAAGACGCAGGCGTTGGACGTTCGGCATGGATTCTATTTGCAGGCCGGACGGGGCGGAAAGACCTGTATAGGTCAGTTCAGGAAGACCGACAAAACGGAGGCTTGTCATTGTTGGTGGAAGAGAGATGTCATTAATCGGAGAAGTCTCTGCAAGAGTGATGTTCTCCAGTTTGCTACCGGACGCATTGATATGGGCGATACGTGGGCATTTGTCGGTGACGAGCGTAGCGATTTGTGTGTTCCGGATATCGAGTGATACGAGGAAGGGCATTTCGCCGCAGTTCAGCGAGGTAAGCGGTGCGTAAGAACCGATGGATTGTTCTGTATGGGTGTCAGAGCCCAAGATAAGGGTTTCCACAAGTTGCATGGCGGAGAAGCTCACCGTACTTGACAGGGAGATTTCAGACAGGTCGAGCAGCTTCATGCGGTCAGCCTGATAGATATACAGCAAGGCGCCTTCCTCATGTGAGAAGTTGGTGAATACATATTCTTCGCCCGCTTCAAGGAAGCAGCTTTCGGAAAGGTTGCCGCTAGCGTCATTGCCGACACCGAAGTAACCGTTTTTAGCAGCGACAATCCGGATGGTGGCGTTTGATTTGGAAGATACGCGCCCGGAAATTACACCGCTGAAAAAATCACCGGTTTGGAAATAGCCGTCACGAATACGCCAACGTCTTTCGATGAAAGACGGAAGGGCGGTAAGTCCAAGACCTTGCAGGGCATAGAAGTAAATAGCATCAGAGGTGGCGGTATAGGAGATGTATTTCCGTTCACCGTCGTAAGAACTAACCAGTTTCTGCCATTTTTTGAGCCGTTTGTCAATGAAGAAATGCGTAGCTCCTTCGGGTGAGAACGGGTGCAGGGTGACGCCGTCAATGGTCGCCTGAACGTTACGCATGGCGGCGGCAACGGTACGCAGGGAGAGTTCCGTACCGGATGAGTCAGTCCACACTACTTGCTGGAGATAGATGTTATTAAACAGAACGGAGCCGTAGCCAGCATAAGGGTTAGTGAATGTTTCATCGCTCGTCCGGTTGGGGTCCACCTCGGCGTCAACCGTGCAACCACCGTCGTTGTCCTTGCTATTGAGCGTATCGCAGTCATAGATTTTATTCAGGTACATGCGCATGGCATCCTCGGAGCTGTACACACCGTCTGTTACGGAAGCATACTCTTCCAAGAACCACATCGGCTGCATATTCTTGGCGCGTTGGTCAGTGGCGGCAAGGTAGTCGGTGAAGATGTCATAACTCAAGACACTTTCTGGGCAGGCGAATTTATACAGGTTTTCCTTCCATGTTCTTTGCCAGTTCCCGCCTTTGGAGTAATCGCAGGAATCACAGAAGCGCAACCATCGGTAGAGGTTATAGGGCACTTTCTTACCCAAAGCGTAATCAATGGCGAGCTGGTCATCATCGACAAGCGATTCAAAGTAGTAAGTCCATGCCGGGAAGGTATCAGCAGAGATAGTTCCGTTATCCACGAGTTTTTGAACCCATGAGGACTTGTCCGTTTTCATGGCCATCATATCCTGAACAGAACCGACGCCCTGAAACCAGTCCATACCTTGGTAGTTAAGAAGTTCGAAACCTTCAACCGGATTCAGGACGTCACCGGTGACATTCCATTTGCCGTTTTCATACTTCATGGAACCGGACTGCTTTTTCCATGAGCTGTCCTGATACCTCATTATCCGGTACGAACTACCGCAATACAGGGAAAGCAGGTACACGCTGTCCGTATCGAGTCCGTCAGTCTGTTTGAAGCGTATCTCAATTGCGTCTAAAGTTTCGTCAGGAGTACCGAAGAACTCTATGAAGTCACCATAATTCAGGCAACCTTTGTTATAGCCGGGGGTATCTTTGAAGCCGAGGGCGAACTGTTCCCCTTTGTCTTCTTTCCAGTTGCCTTTGGCATGGAAATAGACGTTTTGCAGGCTGTCATCCTTACACCGATAGGTGGCTACCGGGTGATTGGCGGTAGAGTGGTTCATCTGCAAGTCTTCGATATGCAAGTCACCGCTGTCAAATGTTCCGTCAAATGCACGTTGGACAGGTGTCATATAGTTACCACCTAAGGCACGGTATGTAACGTTCATCATTTCACAGGCGCCGCAGTCGTTCGCATTGCCGGAATCGGAGTAATCGACTTTTACGGTAATGACATCGACCGGGATTGTATTATCACCGACCTGTACTTTGTTGATGGCAGCCAAGGCTATTGCACGGCGTCCTTCCTCCGTCGTATCGTCTGGATTAAGTAGTATGATTCGAGTGTCCTTGTTTTTGCCTTTGCTCTTGGCGAGGTAGTAGCGTTTATTCTTTACCGGGCGTTTGGCAGAGGTGGTTCCCTGGTTGCGGGTTTGGACACTCACGGCCTTGAAGTTACGCCACGGGTGTTCGGGGTCAAAGTAATAGAGCGTGATGTATATCTTCGTACTGGTGGAAGTGGTGCCGTCCAGTGCTTCTATATCGGAGCCTTCATAGGGGCATTCGACAATGTAAGGCATACCGCGTGAATAGATTTCGGCAGCCGACGGGCGGCTTTGGGTACTACCCTCGGCTGTCTGGCTTTTAAGGATGTCCTCAAAGGCGTATTCCTTCACCATTACCTCTGTATCGGTCAGACGGACAAGGTAGTTCTTGAACGCCTGTGCCCATTCCATATAGGAGTTCCAGGCCATCATGTAATAAAGATACAAATCACCCAGTTTGCCGTCCATCGTTATATACTTGGTCTGAATCAGGGAGCCGCCACCCGGAACATAACCAAGGCAGGCGACTTCCTCACCGTTGAGGAAGAGTTTCATCATGGAATACCGTGTGCCGTCACGTTCAACGTAGTTGCTTGCAGGTTCAACAACCACGGCTACGGTTATCTTTTCACCCTGTCGATAGGCGCGTTCTTCACGACGGGAAACGCCATTGTTACAGAAGATGCCGACCACCCGGCCGGTGACATAGAAGCCGGCACCGGACGTTTCGTCATAGCAGCTAAGGAGCAGGGCATCATCATCGGTCACGTTCTTGGAAGCGAAAGCGAACTGGATGGCGGCACCGTTGGATTCGATGGACGAGCCGGCAAACGGGGCATGGTTTAATGACACGCCCACATTCTCGGCTACGCGAAGGCAGTTCTCACCCAAGAATGTGCCAAAACCGTTGGTAGTCCAGTTGGCACCGTCCACTTTCATTTCATAATTACCGCTGACAATGCTATGGTCAGTTTCCTGATTGGTACGGGATGAGAAGTCAAAGTTATAGATGGCGCCTTCTTTTATGGCGGCGTCAATGGCGGAACCGCTAACTGTCACCCGGACAGGTTCGCTAGTCACGTCCTTGCATACGGCAGTATAGTTGACCGTATCGGTGCCGTCAGCCTTGTAGCCCTGCAGTTGTTGTTTGACCTGATAGGTTTTGTTACGACTGGCAGCAATTTGTGTTACCTGCACGTTATTGGCTTTCACGCTGACGGGTGAAGTCATTTCCAACAGGTCATAACAGGCAACATCAAGTTCTACGGTTTCGTACAGTCGGACTACTCCACCGTTTTTATCATCGTATCTCAAGGCGACAAGAGGTGTGGAACTATTCGGGTCAATTACCATGACAGCCGTGTAGATGACATTTCCTTTCACTCCGGATGCGACATCCGTTCCTTGGATGCGCAAGGGATAGGTACCGTGTTCTAGGCCGAGGGAAGCAGGGCGGATTACAACGGAGTGCGAGTAGTTGTCATTTACAACGGTGGTAGACAGGGATTGCCATTCACCATTAATCTTGATGTCAACCTGGGCACTGATACCTTTATCAGAGGTGTTGTTTCCGAACTTATAGAGTGGAAGGCTGAAACTTTCAGTTGTCGGAGTAAGCAGAGTTTCAGGGGTATAGTTGAGCACCTGCACACAGGTACAGGTAATATCAACAGCTGTTACATTGACATTCTTGGAACCGGTGTTGCCGCTTTCGTCAGTGGCTATCAGCTTGAATTTCCGAGTACCAGCAGCCGTAAAGTATGTGGTGAAGTCCAGTTCAAAGGAGAAGTCCTTCATGTCACCGGAAGATGCTTTGTTGACGGTTTCAGTCCAGACGGTAAGCCCGCTTTCACGGTCTACGAGTTCCAGTTTCTCAATCAGGTTGTCAGAGGATTCGACACCGTTCGAGGTCACGGAACGAATGGCGGCAAAGGTTCGTAGCGTGGAGCCGTAAGAGCCATAGACAGGTGTAGACTGGAAAGCAATGGCAACAATGGTACCACCAGTTTGACCGCCGCCACCCGTGCCGATAGCGAACTGCACTTCATCGCCAAGGGTTTCACCGGCAGCGTTCTTCATCTGAAGTTTTACAATGCCTTCTGTTTCCACGTTTACGTCGAGGTTGGCCGGAACATAGGCATAGGCGCCACCAGTTGAAAAGGCGTCCTTTCCCCCTTCCGCCGGTTCATCGGAAGTTTCAAAAACGGAACTGCCACCACCATTCCCGAAGGGTTTCCAAAGAGAAGGGGTCGCAAAATCGGACACAGCACCCTGGAACTGCCGGGTTTCCATTTCATACTCGCCTGTTTTGTAAGTAATGATGAGACCCGTTCGCTCATATTTGACGCCAGATTCCTGTTGATAGGAGACAATGGCGGCAATAGCGGTTTCAAGGGTATAGTAGCCGTCTTTCAATGGGCGGATCTCATCAACAATGACGATGGGGTGTGTTACATCGTCAGCGGGCGTGCCGCTCTTCATATCCTCAAGGGCTTGCTTATCCTCGGCGGACAAAAGGCCGGCTTGTTCAAGGGTAGCAGAAGGCAAACGGAAGCTGTCATCCGTTTCTTTACCGGTTGTTTTGGACACTTTTTTGAAAGATACATTGAGATAGGAAGCGTCAGACAGGACGGAGAATGAATCAGGTTTGATTATGTCGGAAGGGATATTTGTCATTGCATCCTCTAAAGCCTTTCCACGGTCGCCGGGGAAGGCTTCATCTTCACTTTCCCCAAGAGACAACGGTTCAGGCAGACATTCAGAAGGAACTTTACTTTCTTCGTTCAAAGGAGCGATACCGTTCGCTTTTCCTATCCTTTCCTCAAAGTCATTTATTACAGAGGTCCATTTGCCCCATGTAACACTCTCATTGGAAACAATACCTATTCGTGAGATTGTACAAACTGTACCTAAATATACACCTTCGGCATTGTCTGACATGGTAGCCAGTTGTATACACGAAGTGAATGATTGACAAACCTTATTAAGCTCCAACCGTTCAATTTGTATATTTACAGGAATCTTAGACGAATCAACAGACAAAATACACCGATAATTCCCAATAGAAGAATCCCCGGAATACATTGTTTTTAATTTATCTTTAAAGCTACCAATAGTAGTAAAAGAGCCAATACTTTTAAATGGGTCAGTCAAAGGATTGGATTTATCAGACACTCCTGTTATACGTTTCAATAACTCGGCGTCTCCATCCGATAAATCTTTTGCAATCTTATTGACATTCTCCACTAATGCATCAAAATCACCATTCACCATTTTAGCAATGGTACTTGAAAGTAAATCAATAGATATTTTCCGACCGCCACTAACTTCAACGTACATATCTTTGGATAGCTCTGTTGTATCAGTCAGTTGCTCTATTGTAAGACTGTTTGTCTTCAACGCTTGTAACACAAGGCTAATAATCTGTTGTTTTTCTGTTTCTGTCATAATTCTCTTTTTTAATCATTTTCATATACCCATACAAGCTCAATGGTCATACCAAGATTATCTATGTCGCAATCATAGACATTATCAAGATAAAGTTGGAACTCCTTCAGAGCACCAATATCTCCACCGTTAATACCTTTCAAGACACATACACCATCCCTACTGATTACACTCCCTTCAATGAGGTTAGTATACGAATCTCCTTTATATAGTACAGCACGCAAATTTATCGAACCGTTGTCCAAATCGTTCTTTAGTCTATCCAGTCCATTAACTGTAAGTTTACCGTAACCTCTTCTACCAATATACTTGTTATCTATGTCAGTCGTCTTGATTGCAATCAAATCCCAATATGAATTTTTATCAACACCTGGGTGATGAATACTGTTGACAGTAACCATAGTATCACTATTAATAGAAACTCCAGTATTAGGAATAGCCTTAGTCATATTGATATATGCTCCGACCTCTGCAACCCCACTTTCTGAACCATACTTGATACTACGCATTCCTTCATCATCTGCTATCCTATAAGCACCGCTTTGTACACACCTCATAGCAAGCTGGTTATTCCATTCCAAAACTGGATTCATCGTTCTTACCTTCTGTAACATTTGATTGAACACAAAACTCTTCAATCCCTCTATTTGCTGGTTAAGTTCCGGAACATTACTTTCCTTTCTGGTATATCGAACACCATCAAAGTAGACGTAATTACAGCATAAGACACGATTCAATAATTCAGCAAACCACACAGGGCATCCCATCCCATTTCCAAGCGTGAATAATACTGTTGTATATTCGTGGCTGAATAGCTCAACAATATCCTCATCAGAGGTCACGAACTGCTCATTATCCACACCGAACGTCCATCCGTTATCTTTGAAACCACCAGGAACGCGAAAATCAAAAAAGTATTGCATCCCATCTATCCACCAGACAGCATCAAGACGCTGCTTATTATCTTTCATTGAATACTGAATAAGGCTGGTTTCTGATAACTCACATTCATCGTCCGTAACTTTAAAAATCTCACTCGTATTCCCATTAACTGTTACAGTATAGTATCCACATGGAAGCAATGAAATGTTATAGAAATAAAGAATCTTATCATCATTCATCTTCCATGAGCTTAATGATACAGGTGTAGATATATTACTTAAAAGATTATTAATGTAAACTATAGGCTCCTGCTCTTTGGCTGTCAAAATCAATTCAACAAAAATCCTGTCTGTACGTGCGAATAATTGCACATATTTACTCTTCGCTCCAAATTTATCGGTAGACGGAGAAAAAAACAGTGGGGTAAACGGGCTTATAATCATATTTCTAGGCTTTTGTTATTGAACGGACAAATAAATCATACTTCACTCCCTCGTTTCTCTCAACTGTACTACTCACCTCTTTGATGTAGCCCTCGTAAACTAGATCATCTTTTAAGATTTTAATCGTTTCATCATCTGTTGGTGGAATATCTTCATTATAAGTTGTGAATGAAACATCTCCACAAGTTATAATACCACTTTCAACGTTAAAATCATCTTTCATTCCTATACCATTGACAACAACATCACTATTACCGTCAGAAGAAGAATAAGATAGTTTTTTAGTGAACATACCAATATAGCCGGCATTTGCTTGCAATATGCCTCCTTGCCAATACATGGTATTAAACATCGTTTCAGGATCAAGTACACCACTTATTTCCCAACCGCTCCTTATAAGCCTATACTCTTTATATGTTTGTACTCCGCCATTATCATGTAATGTAGTACTGGCACAAACAAAAAACACATCATTGTCACTTTCACTATCCGTTGTATCTTGGCCTCTCTTTTGCGATAAGAATTCAATTCCATAAACATCAGCACGGTAAGGGCTAATCAACTCTAATACATTATCAGTTATATCAATGCCAGTAGTATATTCAGTAGTAAATCGGAATTCGTCACGACCATTCATACTTTCATAGTCCTGTTTATCATATCCTACCCTAACCAAAGAATATATTCTTGATGAATCAACCTTATACTCAAAACTAGAAAAGCTGCTGTTTAAATCCTTTACATTGTTATCACTAAACAATTTGTCCCGGTGTTTAAAAAAAACAGTGACACCATTGATCACAGGCACAAAGCCAAAAACTGTTTCCATCCAGTTTTTAAACTTTGTATAAGAAGTATATAGCTTAGCTTGGGGGATTCCACGAATACTTTCAGCAGCTAATATCACGCAATTATCTAACCTTTCATCAACACCTGAAGCTATTTCACCATAGATACCTTCATTTCCACCATTCATGCTTTTAAGCAATCGGTTTAACACATCAATAGGTCTTATTGCATCCACATAGATAGGGTTAGCTCGAGAAGTAAAGCGTGTCTCAAATTTGAAATTACGAAAATAAATATTGCCAGTAGAAGCATTAACTCTGTTAAATGTTACCTTCAAATCAAAAAATAAAGCCTGCCCTTTAGTCAGATGAATCTTGATGGATTCATTCAGATTACTTGGAGTAACATCCCCCTTATTATACCCCCATCTTTTCAACTCGACTAAACGACCATCTTCGTAACGCCCACCTAGAACAATTTCAGCTTTAGTTGTATACGCATCACTATAACTGATATAGTATTCAAAACTAAAATTCAATACTATATCAATGTCGGACAAGGCTTTAACAAATACATTTGGATCATCTTTCGATTCCTGTGGTGCATCATAAAACTCAAGAGGTGAATCCCGTGACGGAAGTTCACCACCTGAAATATATAAGGGAAGCGAATATGTTATAGCTTCTACATATATTCCTTTGTCAATTACAATATATTGCAAAGAAGCATCATTTTCTACAGTATTACCACCTAATGTATGCGGTTGACTATAATTCATACTTACAGAATCATAATAAAGCTGATATACATCTTTTATCTCATCTACCGAATATTCGTACTGCGTTCCTTTGTTAGCCTTTATGATATTAGCGACACTATCATCTATCGAATTAATAGAAACAGTATTTCCATCATAGGTCAATGAACCGAAATCCAGTCGGCAACTGAAGAATTCTTCATAAGTATGAGAATTAGTTATAGTATAAACAGTGATACTAGCATTAGAAGCCAGGTATTTGCTCAAATACTCCTCCAATATGAGATCATAGGCTTCTCCCACAAACTGGAATTTTGAAGTAAAGGTTCTAGTTATTCCTTCAAGTCCGGAGCGTTTACGGGAAAACTTTATTTCATCCCAATTCTGAATACAAGATTTGGGAATATCATAAGAAATACTATCAATGGTAAGTACATATTTACAAAGCATTTTAACTCCTTTTGAACGTTCACGAGCAAATATATAGAAAAAGCCAACCGGTTTCCCGATTGGCTAAATTCTTGAAAATCATGCTTTGCTAAAATGCAATATAACTATCTGTTTTTCAAAACAATATCTATACCAAGGAATAAAAAGGACTTTTCAATGTTCTCCATACTAATTTTACCTTTTCCTTTCAAAAAAGCATTCAAGGGGCTTTTGTTTATCCCTAAATGGTTAGCAAGTTCTACCTGCGTAATTCCTCTCTTTTTTAGAGCCTCGAGTATTGCTTCTCTAAACATAAATATAGAATATAAAGATTCATTTTTAATCTATCACTTTATCTGAATAATTAATATGTATAACGATATCTTTAGCTAAAGGAAAACTGTTCTTTTCGTACACGAAAATTTCTCTTCACTTTTGGAGCAAGAGTTTTTCTTAAATTGGCATCATTATCACAAACTAATTTCTTTTTCATAAATTCTCCTTTATTTAAGATGCAAATATATAATTCCTAAATGATAATTAGTCTCAAAATAGATACAAATTCAATCTCTATTATAATTATTTTTAGGAGAAACAATATTTAATCAGACATACACCATCCATTGTCCCCATTCCACTCCCACATAATTTGACCTTTAGAATCAGCGACAACACACAATTCACCATATTCACCATTATTTGCACTCTCACAGACTTCCTCTGCTGTTCCAGACAGAAGTATATACTTAGACCAATTAGGAATAACAAAATTAGGATCTTCAACAATTTCATTTATAAATCTGGATATCCGACTATCCAATAAATGATATATAGAACTATCTTCAGAAGAACACAGGTTCTTCAGTAAGCTATCTATTTCCCGAAGCTTAATATTAGCCCTTTTAATAGCCACTCGAATATCATGTACTTTTTTCTCGTTACTGACAATATGCAAACGTTCACGTTGGGCTTCAATATGATTTAGTATAATGTCCCTTTGTTGTATCAATTCTTCCTTTGAAAGATTCACGATACTTTCTTTATATCTTTCCGCAAAAGTTTTCATCATAAATATTGAGTTTGAAAATCACCTTTAATAATAACACCTTGAGATAACATACCCACCAAATAAAAATCACTATCTACCATATTCAATGCCGTTATCAGTTTACTATGGGCATCAACAGAAGATACGCCAGGCATTATTACAATAGAGTTATCTGCAATTATTCTATATATGAATATCATAATTTATTTCCTTTCTATCTTGTTTTACGTCATTAATAACTCGGATTAAGAACATATACATCGCATTCGTGGCACAAGTTGCATTCCTTTGTTTTATCTTTAAGACACATACTTTTAGTCTTTTCCGGATAATGCCAATCAATAGAACTACAAACAATTAACTTAATATGGTCTAATTCTAAACTATTCGGACAATGTTTATTGAGAAAGTCTAAATCCTCTTTGATTAGTTTCTCATACGCACTCTTATCAATCTTTATGCTCATATCTTCTTTGTTTTACTATAATTTTATTCATGGTTTATACGAATGACTTCGTATCCAAGATTTTTATAATGTTCTTCAAAGTAGTCTGCATTATGGCTACCCGTAAACGATGTTTCAATTCCGTCTACTTTTAATATATACGAAAAATGACCATTTATGATGGTGCATATTTTTTCTTCTTTATTCATACTTATTCTTTTATTGAACTATTCTACAAATACATTCGATTAGCAACATGAAAAAGGTAATGGCAAAAAGATATTTCCAAAATCTAATTTTCTTTTTAATTCTTTCTTCATGCTTTCTATACATCTTGTCAAAAAGTGTTTGACAATCATCTTTGTAATGCTTAAATCTATCTTCTACATAGCCTGCAATATCATCAACGATTGCATACTTTATCCTTTCTGGAACAGACATCGGATAACCCCTTTCCCCATAATTCAATTCAGTTATAACGCTATGCCCTACAAGCTCCTCAACACCTCTTATTCTAAATTCCAGTTTGATAGGATTCATACCATCATTGAGATAGTTCCTGAATTTCTTTTCGGCAAGTTTTTCTATTTTCTCACCATTCATTTTTGCCATTCGTTCCATTTTAAGAAAATATGCTTCATCCACGACATAGGCGGTTGAATCAAATTTATATCTAAACTTTATTTCGCTCATTTTTTTATTCGTTTATAGGCCATTTAAAAATTCCGAACAACTACTTTTATTATAAATTTATCTTTTTCTCTTTTCTCTGTAAATGGAGTTTGACCTTTTCCGGGTCAAACTCATAGTTTTCACATTTACGGCTGTTTGCCATAACGAGAAGTAAGGGGAATAATACTCCGTGCTTACATCCCATTCCGTATTCGTCTGATGCAGATTTACAAGTATCGCATCTGTAGATGTCTTGTACACAAGCTACACCCATATATTTGCCTCCTTGCTATCTTTTTATTTACTTAATACCTACTTAATAAGTTGTAAAACATTCGTTTCTTCTCAATGTATTTAAGTCCGTTCCTGCGAAGCCCCCTTTTAGTCCTGGACACAATCATTTGACAACCTCTAACGCCAACATATATGAAACACGAATGATGTCTTTTAGTTTCTTTAAAAGCCCACCAAATTGCTTCACGGCAATATCTGTAACTATCATTTTGAACACCTTCATAGCCTTTTCGCATTATGAAATGTCCAATTTCGTTAGCTTCTTCTTCTGAATAGCAAATTGTAAATATATTATTCATATCTTTATTATTATATATGTTCACTAAAATCCTTAATACGCACATCTATCTGCTTTACCACTTCCTGTAAGATGCTAATACATTCATCAACCGGATATTCAGCTAACAGATCGTCAATATTTTGAATGATATCATTGGCTGCAATACTATTACTCATCTATTCTGTTATTAGTTGTTTCCAAAATGGAAAACTCTGATTCATATTTAAAAATTGGGGTTCTCTAATGCTTCTGTAAGTTCTTCTTCAGTAATGCTCTCACAGATGTTTGAATCATCTATGTAAACATTATATCCAGTCTCATTGCGAGACACTTCCAATACACGAACTTCACCGGTTGGTGATTCTACTCTATAAATTGTTTTCATATTTTCTGAAATTAAAGGGTTAGAACATAGTATCATCACACACAATAGCGTCACCGGCTATATAATCATCGGGAAAAATAGCACTATTCATTAATGCAATCCGGGTAGCCTCAACATTCAACTCAAAGTGGAATTTACCCTCCTCATTCATTATCATTATTTTATTAGGGCAAATATCAATGACTTGAACATAGCCATTTACTAAACTCTGCGCTTCATTTAGGGTAAAGCAGTTCCCATTCACCGGAGAAATCTCAACTGTTTCTCCGGTAACTTTTAACAAAGTGGCTTTCATATGCTTACCCTTCTGTGGTTAATGTCAAACAGATACTTTCAAGCATATCTCCCTTTTGCTTTTCCAGTTCAATACGGCTTGTTAGCTGCTGTAATTGTTGAGAAAGCATTTTTATATTGCCAATATTACTCCCTTGATTAGTATGGGTGTTGAGGCTGTTATGTGTATCACCGATGAACTGATTAGCCTGTGCTATGAGGGTAGCAAGCTCTTGCCTGCTATCCTCTTTTCTCTTTGAGTAGTATTCTAATGAAGTCATATCAATACACGGTTACAAGGTTCTCAATTTTGAAGCTTCTAAACTCCTGCTTATCAACATCGAAGTAAGAGAAAGTTTTATAAGAAGGCTTTGTCATACGTTTACCCTTATTTGTTGCACCTGCAGGCACATTTTTAAGAGTACCGATAGCATAGCGAATACTGCCATTCACTTTCTCATAGGCGAATTTAACTTCACCGCTTCTCATTCTTTTAGCAAGTCTGTAAAGCTCCCACGCTTTTAGCAGACAATATTTCCAACTCTTTTTTGTTGTTGAAAGGAGGTGATGAGCATACTTCATCACTCTGGCTCTAAAATTAGACTTTGTTTCCATTGTATAATTTTTAATCGTTATATATTTGCATAAAGTTTCAACATCAAAGTGTGGAATAAGACCGATGTTTCCTTGGTCATAAAGGCCGTGAGTTATGTTTCGTCCCCACACTTTTACATCAGAAACCGGATAGTTCAATGGGCTTTCGACCCCGTATTCGCAATGATGGCTCACGATGTACAGATGTTGTCGTTCAATAAATCATTAAGACTATGACCTACGTTGGAATTGATGTCAGCAAGGCGACTTTCATTGTTGCTTATTCTTCTGCCAAGAGCAGCAAGACCAAAACGTTCAAGAACACTACCAAAGGCGTTCACGAGTTCATTCAAACCTTGTCTGCCAATGAGCATCATTGTGTGCTGGAAGCAACCGGCAATTACAGTTCCCTGCTTGTTTATCTTCTTTCGCGAGCAAATATCACAGTGAGTCTGGAGAACCCACTCAAGATAAAGAACTTCGCCCGTGTGATGCTTTCGGTTACCAAGACAGATGAGACGGATGCACGCCTGATAGCCTTGTATGGGCAGAGGATGCAGCCTGCTCCTTACAAACTTCGTAGCGATGCCATCCTTACCTTGAAACAGAAGCGAACAGTCATACGCCAACTCAAGAAGCAACTTATAGCCACCCGTAACTTGAAAGGTTCCATGGAAGCCCTCCCTTTCTTCGACCCTAAATGCAAGAAAGCCATTGAGAAGACAATCGTCTTTCTTGAAAAGCAAACCAAAGGATTGGAAGAAGAGTTAGCAGCCTTGGCACAAAGTGAGTACAAGAAGCAGATCGACTTGCTTACCTCAATTAAAGGTATCGGCGTCACGCTGGCGGCAGCCTTGATAATGGCTACGGGAGGCTTCACCTACTTTGATAATGCCAAGCAACTCACCCGATACTTGGGCTTATCTCCTACTTACCAACAATCCGGTACGTCAGTCAATGTCAAAGGTCACATCAACCGCAACGGTGATTCTTCCTTACGTGGTCAGCTTTATATAGCTGCCATGGCATCTCTGCGATGCAATGCCGAATGCAAGGCGTGTTTTGACCGATTGCGTTCTAACGGCAAGCCGGGAAAAGTGGCGGTTGTTGCAGTCGCCAACAAACTCGTAAGGCAAGCCTTTGCGGTAGTCACTCAAGAAAAGCCATATGTCGATGGATTCAAGTCCAAAAAGCCATAATAGCTCCTGCGGAGGGAACGCCATGCGGCAAGGGGCTGCGCAGTCAGCCCCGACGAGCTTCCGTGAATGAGATAATTGCATATTTATGCTAATTATCGTTAACCGTAGTCAGTTTTCGTATTATAGTTCATAATTAATAAATTTAAAGGTTACACTTAAAATAAATTCCATAAGCGCTTATTCAATAGTAATACATTTTATGTTGTAACCTTACTAAACGAAGATAAGATTTTTTTTATCAAAAAAATAGAATAGGTAGATTCTTATTTGAAAAATAAATACTCAAATATTTGATAAATAGAATCTTATGTACTTATTAAAATCAGACTGATTTATTACATTTGCATACATTTTGCATACAATATATGTATGCTTTACCTATTGTATAGATATAAATATTCATTTTATGTTCAAATATTCAAAAGATGGAATTTCGGTTTTAACCATATTAGATACCAGAAGAGCAAAAAAGAGTGGACAATTTCCTGTTAAAGTTCAAGTGGTATATAGAAGAAAGCAAAAATATTACTCAACTGGGAAGGAATTGTCAAAAGAAGATTGGGCAAGGTTATTAAAAGTAAAAAGCCGGTTATTGGCAGAAATTCGATCAGATATAGAGAGTAGTTTTTCAACTATTAAGCAACAAGTTAACGAACTGATACAAAAAGGAGAATTTAGTATTGAAACATTAAGCGCCAGGTTAGGAAGGCAGATGAATGATATGACTTTGCGCAGTGCTTTTCGCTTAAAAATGAAAGAACTGGAAGCCAATGAACAAGCAAACACTTACTTAAATTATCAAAGTGCTTTAAAAAGTTTAGAAGATTTCGGAGGTTCCACTATACCTTTGGAAAACATTACAATTGATTGGCTTAAACGTTGTGAAAAATTTTGGATATCAGAAGGTAAAAGCTATTCAAGCATAAGTATTTATTTCCGAGCTTTAAAGTGTGTCTTAAATCGTGCTGTACATGATGGTATCATAAAAGAATCATCTTTTCCTTTTGGAAAGAATAAATATGAAATTCCTGAAGGGTGTGGACGTAAATTAGCACTTACTCTTTCTGAAATAAAAAAAGTAATGTCTTATCAATGTGAAACAAAAGATATAGAAGAATTTAGGGATCTCTGGGTGTTTTCTTATTTATGTAATGGCATTAATTTTATGGATTTATTATTTCTTCAGTATTCAAATATTATGGATGGAGAAATATGCTTTGTACGCTCTAAGACATCTCGAACTACCAAACATAACAAAGAGATACATGCAATCATTACTCCTGAAATGTGGAATATTATTCAAAAATGGGGTAATCCAAGATTAAGCCCGCAAACGTATATTTTTAAATATGCTAGAGGATCTGAAGATGCCTTTGAAAAGATTAGATTGGTACGGCGTATTATAACCAAATGTAACAGAAGACTTAAAAAAATAGCCCAAGACATTGGAGTTTTTCAGTTGACGACTTACACGGCAAGGCATTCTTTTGCTACAGTATTAAAACGTGGAGGTGCGAAAACCTCATATATTTCTGAAAGCTTGGGACACTCTAACTTATCTGTAACCGAGCACTATTTAGCATACTTTGAAAAAGAGGAAAGAATAAGGAATGCTCAATTATTGACTAACTTTAATCTCTAGATTAATACATTTGCATGCAAATTGTATGTACAATGAAAAATGGACCAATAATTGATATAGGATAAAAGTGAGTATAATATTAAAAAACGCATATTCAGATTACCTATAATTTAGAATATGCATCTTGTTATCAGGAGTGTTTTGAAAACCGCAGGGATTTCCACTTTAGCCAAACGTAATTCAAATAAAAAAGGATGATATTATTGCAATTTATTCTTTTTATCGCCCGCGTAGTGATAGAATAATATCTAATATTGATAATATTAATCAAATGAAAAGATTCCGTTCTTTGTATTATCGGCACTAACTAGAAGAAAACAACTACTATAAAGCAAGTTATTATTATTCTTTAAATGATTTGTTAGGTTCCATTTAAAGAATCAAAATGTTCCACACCGAGAAACGAAATGATTCTCGGTGTAGAACATTCCTGAAAAAACGTCTTTTATCGAATATTCATACCGCATATATGAATAAAAACAAGTTGATTACTGCATATTCATGCGCAATCTTACTAACTTTTTCTCTCATTCATTGAATTTACTTAATTGTATTTAGTCTGACATCTTAAAAATAGAACATCTAATCTATTTATCAAACAAGAATTGAATTTAGGGAAAGTATATGAAACTGATTTTCTCCCAAGCAATCACACTTACCAACGCACAACCCTTGAAAGTTACCCTAGGAGAAGATACGCAAGTATTGGATGAA